TGCAGTACGCGGCGGGTTACGTGCTGAACGACTCGGACGAGTACGTCTACCTGACGGACGAGGACGTGGGTGTGTTGATGCTGCTGGCCCAGGCCAAGGCGCTGATGTTACAGGCGAACGTGACGGCACACCAGGCGTGGCAGTACGCAATAGGCGACGAGCGGGTGAACAAGGAAAAGTTGGCGACGGCGCTGCGAGAGCAGGCGGGGCGATTGGAAGAGCAGTACCAGGAAGAGGTGGAAAACCTGGGGGGTGGCGGGAAGGCGCTGGGGATGCGGGCGATTTATAGCCTGTCTGAGCAGGCAGCTTTTTAGGATGATGTGAGATGGGATTGATCGGGGCTGGCGATTTGGCGCAGATGGCGGCAGATATAGCGGATGTGATCGGAGATCGGAGCGAGGAGATCGTGATCCGACGTGGAGACGCGACGCTGGATACACAGTCGGTGCGAATCGCGAGGAGCGGTGGACGAGGAGGGGAGCGGAGGAGCGATGGTGCGGAGGAGAGAAGGGGTAACGTGGTGGTAGTGGGGGATACGAGTTTTGACGTGGAACCGGACGACCGGTTCAACGACGATAACGGCGTGCTGTACCGGGTGGTGCTGGTAAGGCCGAACCGGTCGTTTTCGACGGTGGCGGAGGCAGAAGTCGTTGAATAGCGAATGTCGAGCCTTTGGCGCTGGGCCTGGGTCAGCCAACCCCGCCCTGGCGGGCCCGGGTTCAGCGCCGAGGGTTCGACTATGCCGGGGATGAGTTTTCGATGGGTGCGGGGATCTCCCGACGATCTGGCCCGGAACGTGCAGCAGTATGGGGACCAGGCGCTGGCGGCGGTGCACGCGGTGGCGGCGTACTGGGGGCAGATGGTCCAGGACGAGGCGCGGAGGAACGCGCGGTGGGAGGACCGAACGGGAAACGCCAGGAGTGGACTCTTCTTCGCCATAGATGGGTTCGGATTACCGCCAATCACGGGGCACGTGCCGTCATCGGCGATGGCGCAGTTGACGGACGCGACTGTGGAGCGGGGAAGCAAAGGGTTGTTGATCGTAACGTTGGGGCACACGGTGTTCTACGGGCGGTTCCTGGAGCTGAGTCGTGGGGCAAGGTATGCGGTGGTGATGAGCACGATCGAGCGGAATTTGCCGACGCTGGAGAGGATGCTGAAGGATTTGTTGAGAGGATGAGGAATAGATTCCTCGACTCGCTGCGCTCGCTCGGAATGACGGGGATGTCGGTGATACGATGAGAAGAGACTATGGCCGTATTATGCGGATTTTGCAAGAAGCGGCTCACGTGATTTGTGAAAAGGGGTATTCAGAGGCTGCTTTCGACGCGATCTTGGATTTTCTCGAAGAGGAGCCTGAGACGAGGTTGCGAAGGCAAATGATGGGAGGAATGACGATCAATATGAAACCGCCTGAACCTCCTGGTCTCGTTTTCATTCCAGTAGAAATACAGAGGGCATAATCATCCTTATGTGCCCTGGAAAGGACGCCCACAAGGGGCTAGGCTACGGGGAGACGTAGGAGGAGGCGGGATGTGATTGATAAATTACTGATCGGAGCGATAGATGGCTCTAATTGACCGGGTGACGGCGCTGTTGCAGCGGTTCAGGCCGCAGGAGCAGGAAAAGACTACGGCGGACGATGTACGATCGCCGTCGAGACCGCTCGTCGATCTCAAGCGGTTTCAGGCCGAGACGAGTCGCGTACAGGTCGTAAAAAAGTGCCGGGAGATGTACGCGACGGACACGCGGGCGAAACGGCACATCAAGCAACTGGCGACGGACCTGGTGGGTGGGGGGTTCACGGTGCACGTGCTGGAGGGTGCCCAAGCAGCGGAGGCCGAGGAGGCGACCCAGGCCCTGCAGGAGCGGCTCGATATGGAATCGCGGCTGGACGATTGGGTGCGGCTCTCTATCCGGGATGGGGATAGTTTCCTGGAGGTGGGGGTCAACGAGCGGATGGAGATCGTCGAGGTGACGCGAAAGCCGACGCTGGAGATGCGGCGGAACAGCGACGGGAACGATCGGTTTCCCGACCCGGCGCGGGCGTTCTGGTGGGCGGACAAGTTGTGGTGGGGGATGGAAGCGCCGGCGGACGCGATATGGTTCGCGGCGTGGCAGATCGTGCACGCGCGGTGGGACCACGACGAAGGCAGCCGGTACGGGATCCCGATGTTTGCGAGCGGGACAGGGGCGTGGAAGCGGGTCAAAGAGGGTGACGTGGACATTGCGGTGCGGCGCAAGACGCGGGCGGGGATGAAGTACTTGCACGTGGTCGAGGGAGCCGATTCGGGGGCCTTGAAGGCGTACAAGGAGGAGAACAAGGACGCGCTGAATAACCCGTTCGCCGCGGTGGCTGATTTCTTCTCGAACAAGCCGGGAAGCATCAGCGCGATCCAGGGAGATGCCAAGCTGGCGGAGATCGGCGACGTGGAATATCAAATCCAGACGTGGTTGATGGCCAGCCCGGTGCCGACCGAGCTGTTGGGATACGGCCACAACCTGAACCGGGACGTGCTGGAGGAAAAGAAGAAGGAATACGACGAGGCGCTGGAGCAACTGCGGCCGTGGGTGGAACGGGAGATCGTCAAGCCATTGATCGAGTTGCAGTGGCTGCTGATGGGGATCTGGCCGCAGGGGTTAAGGTACACGATCCAATGGAAGGAAAAGCGGATCGTCTCGGCGGCGGACGTGCGGGACATCGCGGACGCAGCGCTAAAGCTGAAGGCGCTGGGACTGCGAGACGAGATCATCCGGCAGGTGTTGGGGCGGTTTCTGCCGGGGGTGGACGCGGATTCGTTGATGGATGATGTTGGCGGCGACGAGCGGGAGGGAACGGCTGAGGTGATGGCCCGGTCGTTGGCGGCGTTACGGGGAAGGGTTGACGGATGAAAACGCTGGCCGACGTTCCTGTAACACTGGTAGGCGAGGCCCAGCAGGCCGCGTTGATGCGGGTGCAGCTCTACGGGGTGATGGAGACGCACCGGGCGTTGGGCGAGCTTGGAAGCCGGACACAGAAGGCTCTGCTGGATGCCGCCGGAGCGGATGGGAAGCTGGATGGGCTGGGGCTACACCTGGCGCAGCGCGAGATCGAAGCGACGTGGAAGGAGACGTTCGGAGAGTGGGTACGCCTGTTCGAAGCGCTGCGGTGGGAGGCGGCAGGGATTCCGTTCGGGACGCTGGCGGTGTATCACGAGGCATACCTGGGCGGTTTGGCGAGCGAGCCGGTGAACGAGTCGGTGAGGTGGATCGGCGAACAGCTCTGTGAGCAGTTCGAGGAGCAAATTGGGGCCGGGATGGTGGGCGGGGGGTGGTATTACGAACAGTTGCAGGTGCTGCTGGACGCGGCGAACAGCCGGGTGTACGAGGATGGGCTGAATCTGAGCCAGCGGATCTGGCGGCTGGATAAACAGAGCCGCGAAGGAATTATGAGGTTCGTGTACGAGGGGATTGCGTCGGGTAACAGCGCGTGGAATATGGCGCAGAAAGTGGAGCAGTACCTGGGCGCGGGGAAGAACTGCCCCCAGTGGGCGTGGGAACGACTGTTCACGCTCACCAAGCAGGACATCGCCTCGGGGGACCGGACGGGGTTGTTTTCCGGGGATGCGTGCGCGGGGCAAGGGGTAGCGTATAACGCTCTCAGACTAATGCGAAACGAGATCCAGGCGATCCACCACCTGGGGACGGATATGGTGCTGGGGCGGATGCCGTGGGTGGAGAAAGAGGAGATCAATCTAAGCCCAAGCCACCCGGACATCGGGTGTGAGTGTGAGGACGTGGTCATCCAGGGGGAAGACGGGACGGGGGTATACCCCAAGGGGACGATCACGCTGCCAATCCACGTGCAGTGTCTATGTTTCAAGACCGCGGTGTTGATGGACCCGGACGAGTTCACACGGCAGGCGCGGGGCTGGATGACGGGGACGGAAGCGTGGGGGGCAATGGACGAGTACGCGACGTGGCTGGGTGTGAGCGCAACCGATCTGGTGCAAGGAGGAATGGCGGCAGCGTTGACAGCGACGGAAGCCAGAGCGCAGATCGAGCAAGTCTCGGCGGAAGCGTTGACAGAAATGACAACATTGGAGACGCAAAAGGACGATCTCTTGAGTCAAGCCAGGGCAGCCTCCCAGGCGGGGGATTGGAAATTGGCAAGAGATCTGTACAAGCAAACGGACGATCTCTTCCAGCGTATTCGTAGGTTGAAAGATGGCCTGCGGGGGCAGTGGATGGACGTACTGGCCGTGGGGAATCCGGCGCAGTTCGAGGCGAATATGAGCCGGGTGAAGGCGGAACGGAAAAAGATCTGGAAGGAGGGCGTGGAGGCCTTCAGACGGTTGGTGGGAACGGGGACGTTGGACAGCTTGACGGTGAAGGTGCGGGCCGGTGGAAAGGGGCGATCGTACTACTCAGTGGGTGAGGGTCAGATCAATATGACGACGAGCGCCGGGGTGCGGGCGGTGGTCCACGAGCTGGGGCACTGGTTGGAGGATACGGACCCGGCGGTATTGGAGAAGGCCCTGGCGTTCTACGACCGTCGAACGGACGGTGAGGATCCGGCCTGGTTAGGCGACCATTATCGCCGATCAGAGCGCGCGAGACGTGACCAGTTCTTGAACTCTTATATGGGCAAGGTGTACTCGAGCAAGGGGAAGCGGTATGCGACGGAACTCGTATCTATGGGGTTGGAGATGTTTTTCGACGACCCAGCAAAGCTGGCACAGGAAGACCCGGACTATTTCGATTTTATCTACGAGTTGGTGAGGGGATTATGAGCGCGACGATTAGGATCGAAAACGTGGAGGCGACCATCAGCGAGTACGTGTGGTCGTGCGAGGACGCGACGTTGAAAGCGGTGTTGAACGGGTTGTTGGACCCGTTGGGGCCATCGGGAGCGGACCCGGCCCCGGACCTGCACGCGGCCCAGGCAGCGGTCGAGGCGCTGGGAGGCGAGGTGGTCAGTTATGACGAGGTCGATTTCGTCAAGGGGAGGGTGTACTGATGAGCGAGAAAGATCTCGAGGAATTAGCCTCCGCGCTTCTAACGTGGCTGTGGGGGGACGAGGAAGAGATCGAGGAGCGGATGGGCGCGGTGATGGAGGCGACGACGGTGGAGGTGGCTCCATTGCCGGTGCAGGGAGCATAAGAGGGATTATGCTCCCTGAAATACGACCTTAATGGAGGGAATGGCGTGGATATAAAAATTGACTTGAATCCATTGGATATTGAACAGGCTGTAGTAACGGCCGTGATTGATTCATCTCTAGGTGAAGCTATTGGCGAAATTGTGCAACGCGAAATTGATGAATTGAGTCAGTCGAGATCAAGAGGGGTGCTAGCGCAGGCAATACAACAAGAGGTTCGAAAAATCGTTCTTTGTGTATTGCGTGATGAATATGCTGAAAAAATACGGGATGCTGTGCGTTCCCTTCTGTCTGATGCGGTAGTAGACAGGGTGTCGCTGGCGGCATTTGACGCATTCTTTGATAAATTGCAAACGTAAGGAAGGGGGATGTATGTCATTCAAAAACTTGGAAGATGAGAACGCCCGTCTTACGGCGTCGGGGCAGATTATGGCCAGGGCGCTTGGTGCGGCGGTTTCGTTGCTGGTGACGATCATCAATGCACGGGATTGGGCCGATTTTTGCACTATTCGGGACAAGATCAGCCCGCAGGTTGTGGAGATGCGCCAAATGTTGGAACGGGTGAAGTGACGTGCGAGATACGATCAAGGATTATCTCGAGGCCGACGCTACGCTTACGGGGTTGCTGACGGGGGGAATTTACGCGGTGCCGGAGATCTCACGGCAG